TAGAATTTCAAACATGGATGCATTGGGTAATAAAATTAGTGAATTAGAAACAGAGTTCAAAAAAAGAAATCCAACTCCAGTTGAAAGACAACAATTAATTTCTTTAAAAGGTTTTCCTTTCAATATACCTATAAGTGAATATTGGGAAGATAAAGATGAACAAGATGAAAAAGAAAAAGAATATGTCTTAACACAAAAAGAGGTTGATGAATTCAGTGATGAAGAAATCAAGAATAGTTTTAATGACTATGATGAAGAAGATATTAAATAAATTAAATCCTCTTAACTGAGGATTTTTTTTATTTTTATTTTAAAAAAAATTTGCATTTAGTGAATTAGTGTAGTATATTAGAAATATTAAAATTTATGTATAAGTACTTGACTTTTTCAAATTTTGAAGTATATTAGTTTAAATTTTAAAAGTAAAAATAAATAAGTAATAACAATTAAAAAAAAAAGAGTAAAAATGAGTAATCAAAAAGACACGCTACTAGAAATGTTAGCACAGTATCAAAAAAACAACGCCCCTAAATTCGAAAAGAAGGCTGAAAAGGTTTATGACCTTAAAAATTATTTCAACACTTACATCAAAGAAGGTGTAAAAAGTGCAGTTAAAGAAATCAGAATTTTACCGACACAAGATGGTTCATCACCATTTGTAGAAGTACATGGTCACAAAGTATTAGTTGACGGTGAGTATAAAACATTCGCATGTTTAAAACATGAGAAAAACGAACCATGTCCATTTTGTGAGGCTTACGATGCGTTAAGAGCAACTGGTAAAGAATCTGACAAAGAATTAGCTAAAAAGTACAAAGCACGTCAAATGTATGTTGTTAAAGTAATTGACAGAGACCATGAAGACGAAGGAGTTAAGTTTTGGAGATTTAACCATGATTATCGTAAAGAGGGTGTTTATGATAAAATCCACGGAGTTTTAACAGCGTTAAAAACTAACCGTAATTTTACAGACCCAGATACTGGTAGAGATTTAGCGATTACTATTAATAGAAATCAAAATAACGTACCAGTTGTATCAGCAATCGTTGCTTTAGATTCAACACCATTACACACTGAAGAAGAATTGAAAACTGAATGGTTATCAGATTCTAGAACTTGGGAAGATGTTTATTCTGTAAAAAGTTACGAATATCTTGAAATCATTGTAAAAGGTGGTATTCCAGTATGGGATAAAGATGAGAAAAAATTTGTTGACAAAGAAACTTTGAAAAACAATGCATCATCTGAAGGTTCTAAAATGGAAGAAGAATTAACAATGGGAGTTGAAAATGTAAAAGCTAATATCCAAAGTGCTACTACAACTAAAGCTGAACCAGTTGTTAATGAAACTGCTGCAACGTCTGAAGAAGATGATTATGATTTACCTTTCTAAGGTAAACAAAGAATTAAAAAGAGGTTTTAACGAACCTCTTTTTTGTTCTAAAATAACAAAGTGTTAAAATTAAAAAATAATGGCTAAAAAACCTACAAAAAGTCCTATAGAAAAAAAAGAATTTGATTTAAGTGCATTCAAAAAATCACAAGGATTAGATTTTCAAATAAGAGAAAAAGAATTAGCATGGATTCCTTTATCTGAAGCTTTTCATGATGCTGTAAAAGTACCTGGAATTCCAATCGGTTATTTTACTAGTTTTAGAGGTTATTCAAATACTGGTAAATCAACTGCTATATATGAAGCTATCGCTGGTTGTCAAAAATTAGGTATTTTACCTATTATTTATGAAACTGAAGGTAACTGGAACTGGACACATGCTAAAAACATTGGTGTTGAATTTGAAGAAACAGTTGACGAAGAAACTGGTGAAGTAAATTATGTTGGTGACTTCATATTTTTACAAGGACCAGACTTACTAAGAATGTATGCAACATATGACCACCAACACAGTAAAATGATGACTAAACCATTAAGATATGAACCAGTGGTTGAAGACATTTCATTCCACATGAATACTATGATGGACGCACAACAAGAAGGTACACTTCCTAGAAACGTAGCTTTCTTCTGGGATTCAGTTGGTTCAATTAACTGTTTCAAAGGTGCAACATCTAAAACTACTAATAACCAATGGACTGCTGGTGCATTAGCGACATGTTTCAAATCGTTAATAAACTATAGAATACCAGCTTCTAGACGAGAAGATTCAGCTTATACTGCAAGTTTTGCTGTTGTGCAGCAAATATGGTTAGATAACGAAAATAAAGTTATTAAACATAAAGGTGGTGAAGCATTTTTCTACTCACCTAGAATGATATTCCATTTTGGTGGTATCTTAACTCACTCAACAGATAAATTAAAAGCTGTAAACAAAGGTAGTGAATATCAGTTTGGTGTTGTAACTAGAATTAGATGTGAGAAAAATCAAGTTAATGGTGTAGAACAAAAAGGAACTATTGCGTCAACACCACATGGATACTGGAACCCAAATAAAATTGATGAATACAAAAAAGAATACAAAGATTTCTTAGGTAGTCATTTAGATATGGGTTATGGTGATTTTGAAATCCAAACCGAAGAGATAGGATTGAGCAGAGAAGATATGTCTGCTTAATCAATTGTTTAACAATTAAAGTTTTATGCTGTGAATAAAAGACCACCAAGAAATGGTGAAGCGTTAAAAAAAATAAAAAATACATTATTGGTAGATGGCAATGCTCTTTTTAAAAGAGCATTTGCTGGTGCCAAAGATGAATACAATGACAAAGGAGAATTTGTCGGAGCTTTATACCAGTTTATCACACTAGTTAGAAAAATGCTAGTGGAAGATTTATACCATCAAGTCTATATATTTTGGGATGGTAAATTAAGCGGTTTAGAGAGATTTAAAATCTACGAACCATACAAGAGTAACAGAAACAAAGATTTCGTTAATCTAACAGAAACTGTTGACGAAGAACAAGCAGTTCAATTACAAAAAATCTGGTCCTACTTAAATGAATTTTATGTAAGACAATTTAACTATGACTATATTGAAGGTGATGACCTAATAGCATACTATTGTCTTAATAAAGAACCAAATGAAAAAATCACTATTTGTACGAATGATACAGATATGGCTCAACTAATCAACGAAGATATTAAAATTTATTTTCTACATATTAAGAATTATGTTGATATTACCAACTTTTCTTCGTACTTTAGTTATCATGTCGAAAATGCTGCACTAATAAAAACAATGATTGGTGACACTTCAGATGTGATAAAAGGGATTAAAGGGTTAGGGTTAAAAACATTGCTGCAACACTTCCCACAGTTAAAAGAAAGAGTATTAACTTTAAATGAAATAATAGATGAAGCAAAAAAATTGCAAGAACAAAGATTAACAGAAAAAAAGAAACCTTTAACGGTTCTAAACAACATCATTAACGGAGTTACTGATGGTGTACAAGGCGAAAAGATTTATGAGATTAACAATAGACTTGTAAATTTAAAGCATCCAATGATTTCAGAAAACGCAATAATTGAGTTAGAAAGATTAAAAAACGGTACTCTAGATGGTACTGATAGAAACATAAAGAAAATAGCACAATACATGCATGAAGACGGAATCGATAAGATAATAGGTGAAGTAAGAAATGAGGATTACTTAGTACCTTTTAAAAAATTAATAGAAAGAGAAAGAAACTTAATTTAAAAATAGAATATATGAGCACAGAAAGAGAGAACACTTCAAAAAAGTTTGAAGAACAAAGATTTGAATTTGTATTGTACATTAATAACAATATAATTTGTCAAAGATATTTTAACATTCGTGATTACAACGAAGAAATTCTAAAGTCTTTTGAATTAAAAGAATTAGTAGATAGAATTACTGGTCTTAGTAACGGTGATTTCGGTGGTTTAGGGATTATTCCTAAGTATCTTCAAAAGAAATCTATGGAATACCTATGGGGTAACTATAACCCATACATGGTACCTAGTGAAGAGGCTGCAAAACCAACAACTGACAAAGTAGATAATTTCCAATTTGAAATTAAAGTTGATAAAAAATCAGTTATAAAAAGTGAGTTTAGCGGTAACTTATTTCCACCTAAAGTTAGGTATTCTGTTGATGTAAGAGAGATTATCCCATCAATCATGAATGAGATAAGAAGTTACTTTAGTCAAAAAACATATACGATGGTTGGTGCTTAGGCCAACCATCATATATTTATTATAACAAGTTTTAAAAAAAGAAATTAATGGCAAAAATAGATAAAAATAGTTTGGCGTATTTGGGTTATGATTATCAGTTAAGATTTATAGCACAAATGTTGACAGATAGACGATTCGCTAATAATATTTTAGACATAGTAGACCCAAATTATTTTGAAGATGCGTATTTACGTATCGTAGTTGCCACGTTGAAAGAAGCTAAAGACAAAGATGACGTTATCCCAGATTTCAGTAGTTTACAAATTAGAATATTGGAGGATGTTGATAACGAGCAGCAAAGAAAGTACTTAATATCTCAACTTAGAAAAATTCAAGAAGCTGATTTAAATGATAGCTATAAAATTAAAGATATAGCTATGAAATTTTGTAAGCAGCAAGAAATGAAAAAATCTATTGCTGAGATTAATAAAATCATAAGCAAAGGTAACATTGAAGATTATGACCAATGTGAAGCTATTTTAAGAAAAGCTTTGGAACATGGTGATAATAAAGACGATGGTATGAACGTTTTTGATAGTATAGACACAGTTTTAGAAGAAGATTTTAGAAAACCAATACCAACTGGAATCAAAGGTTTAGATGAGATTATGGATGGTGGTTTAGCTAAAACGGAATTAGCTACAATATTGGCTCCTTTCGGTGTTGGTAAAACAACTATGATTACAAAAATTGCAAATACAGCTATGAATCAAGGGCTGAAAGTTTTACAAATATTCTTTGAAGATAACCCAAAAGTTATTCAAAGAAAGCATTTATCATGTTGGTCTGGTTATGACTTAAATTCATTAGCGTTTCACAAAGAAGACCTTATGAAAATGGTTGAAGAGATGACAAATGGTAAGGGTCAATTGAAACTTAAAAAGTTTTCAAGTGATGGCACTACTATTCCAGTCATTAGACAATACGTTAGAAAACTAATTGCACAAGGTTGGTACCCAGATATTATATTATTAGATTACATAGATTGTGTTGAACCATCTAGAAAATTTGATGATGTTAATGCTGGTGAAGGTAGCGTTATGAGACAATTTGAAGCAATGCTTGCTGAATTAGACATCGCTGGATGGACAGCAATTCAAGGTAACAGAAGTTCAATCAAAGCTGATGTTGTTGAGGCTGACCAAATGGGTGGTTCAATTAAGAAAGCACAAATTGCACACTTTGTTGTTTCTATTGCAAAAACATTAGACCAAAAGAACGATAATACTGCGACTATGGCTGTTTTGAAATCACGTTTTGGTAAATCTGGTATTATCTTTGAAAATATTAGATTCGACAACGCTAAGATTCAAATAGACATGGGGCAAAGTAGTGGTGCTAAGACACAAACAGAACACAAAAATGATAAAGTTGTCAACGAAACTAAAAGAGTTGCATCCGTTTTTGATGCTAGTAAAACTAGAGACAATGTGTTAAATGCGTTAAATGTTCCAAAAGAAGAATAATAACATTTAAATTAAAATTAATAATGTATTTAAAAGACAAAACATTAAAAAAGAGGTATTCAATCTTCCCAGTAATTCATAACGATTTATGGGAAGATTACAAAAAAGCTGAAGCACAAACTTGGGTTGCTGAAGAACCAGATTTATCTAAAGATAGATTTGATGAGCTAAAAGAAGAAGAGAAGATTTATCTGAAAAACATTTTAGCATTTTTCGCTATTTCAGATGGATTGGTGATTGAAAACTTAGCTAACAATTTTCAAAGAGAAGTTGAGATATTAGAGGCACAATACTTCTATGGTCATCAAACTTTTATTGAACAAGTACATGCTAACGGTTATTCTTTATTGATTGAAACTTATATTAAAGATTTAATTGAAAGAGATGAATTATTTAATTCTATGGAAACAAACCAAGCTGTTGCTAAAAAAGCAGCATGGGCTGAAAACTGGATTGAACATCCATCATTCCCACATAGATTGTTAGCTTTTGCATGTGTTGAAGGTATTTCATTTGCTAGTGTGTTCGCTGGTGTATTTTGGTACAGAAGTCGTAATAAAATGCCAGGTCTTGCTGCAATGAATGAGTTGATTTTACGTGATGAAACATTCCACTATGAGTTTGCTCTTAAATTATACAAAAATTATCTTAAAGATGAATACAAATTATCAAAAGATGAGATTAGAAAAATAGTTTTAGGTTGTTACGAAGCAGAAAAAGTTTTCATTGAAGAAAGTATGCCAGATGGTTTACAAGGTCTTACAAAACAAGATATGGTTAAATACGTACAATACGTTACTGACATTGTTTTAAACGATTTTGGATGTCCAGTTGAGTTTAATGTTAGAAACCCATTAGAGTATATGTCAAGAATAGGGTTATCATCTAAAAATAATTTCTTTGAAAAAAGAGAAGGTGAGTATACTAGAGTTGAGATACCAACAACTATAGATGGTATGTTTGATGAAGAATTTTAAATTTATAAAATATGAGAATAGTAAAAAGAGACAAAACGTCACAAGCGTTTACACCAAATAAAATTTTAACAAGAATTAAAACACAAGCCAAAGGTCTTAAAGTTGATTCTGACACATTATTTCAAGAAGTTATTCCGTTGATTAGTGATAACATTACAACAACTGAAATCGATGAGATAATTGCGTTTAAAGCAGCGGATAAAGTTATTCAACACCCAGATTATTCATTACTGGGTGGTAGAATACTTTTATCTAGACAATCTAAAATTGTTGGTAAAGAATTACAACCAGTTGATTTAACTTATGATTTCTTTGCTGCAACAACATTCCTTTCAAAATATTCTTTGAAAGATGATAACAAAGCACCTACTGAATTACCATCATGTATGTATAATCGTGTTTCTGGTTTCTTACATAATGATAATGAATCTGATAGATTAGAATTATTAGATGAAATTACATCAAAACGTGGTAACTTTGCAACACCGACATATACTAACGCTGGTGTTCCAGAAAGAAATGGTATGATTTCATGTAATCTTACACATTTAGAAGACGATTCATTTGAAGGTATTGAAGAAACATTAACAAAGATAGCAGCAGCTTCAAAAGAAGGTTCTGGTATTGGATTATTGATTGACCCATTACGTAGTAAAGATAGTATTGTTGAGTCATTCAAAGGTAATGCTGGTGGTGTTGTTAGATTAGCAGATATGGTACAATCAAAAATGAGATTCTACAAACAAGGTTCTCGTTCTGGAAGTTGTGCGTTATATTTGTCAGTATGGCACAGAGATATCTTAGATTTCTTAGATTTAACATTACCTATCGGTGATGAACAATTAAGAACAAGAGATTTATTTACATCTGTAATTATCAACGATTTGTTTATGGAGAAATTACAAACCAATGAAGATTGGTATACATTCTGTCCTAACGAAATTAAAAAAGCTGGTTTAACACCACTTCATGAATTATATGGGGAAGGTTTTGTTGCTGAATATAATAAAGCTGTTGAATTAGGATTAGGTAAAAAAGTTAACCCTAAGAGTATTTTTGATGCTATTATCAAATCACAAGTTGAGAGTGGTAAACCTTACGTGATGTTTAAAGATAATGCTAACAAAAATAACATGCAAAGAAACATTGGTATTATTAAACAATCTAATTTATGTATTGAAGTGTTCCAAGCATCAAGACCAAAATACACACCACAGTGTACGCTGGCTTCTGTTAACCTTTCACAACACGATACATTGGAAACTATTGCTAAGACTACAAAAGTTCTTGTAAAAGCTTTAAATAGCGTAATAGATAGAAACAAATGGTCTGATGAATGGAGTAAAGCTGCTGGAGAAGACCAAAGAGCATTGGCTATTGGTGTTGCTGGTATGGCTGACTTCTTTGCTAAGAAAAAAATTGCTTATGAGTCAGAAGAAGCTAAACAATGGAACAAAGATATCTTTGAAACAATGTATAAAGCTGGTGTTGAGGAATCAATGAGATTAGCGATTGAACAAGGAAGAAATTATCCATCATGGGAAGGAAGTCCATACTCAGAAGGTAAAACTTATATTGAAGGATGGTCACCATTACCAGAAGGACAACCAATTCCAATGTTAAACAGTTTATTATTAGCTCTTATGCCAACAGCAAGTTCTGCAATTTTGTTAGGTGTGTTTGAATCATTTGAACCAGTAACATCTAATTTATTTACAAGACGAGTTGGTCAAGGTGAGTTCTTAATTGTTAACAAATATTTGGTTAATGAATTGCTAGATTTAGATTTATGGGATAGAGATATGATTGATAAAGTCATTGCTAACCAAGGTAGTATTCAAAACATTGTTGAAATACCAGAAGATATTAGATTTAGATATAAAGACGTATGGGAAATACCTCAAAAAGTTTTATTAGATTTATCTATTATCAGAAACAAATATGTTGACCAATCACAATCATTGAATGTTTATCATTCTGACGCTAAATATGCTAAAATTGCCTCAGCACTTATGTATGCATGGAAAGGCGGATTGAAAACTGGTGTTTATTACACTAGAACTAAATCTAAACTAGAAGCTAACAAAAAATTAGCTAGTAGTCAAGTAGCACAAGTTGAAAAACCAAAAGACAGTCAATTTGAATGTTTTGGCTGCTCAGCGTAAAGGTTATGAAAAATAATTAAAAAAGGGACTTAATAGGTCCCTTTTTTTTATTTACCATATTTACTTATAAAAATTTTTAGTTATTATATTTATCTATAAATAATGCATTAAAAATACACAAAGATGGCTCAAGCTATAAACATAACATATCCATTCAAAGATAGTAAGAAAGGTTTTTTCTTAGATTTGAATGTAGACCCAAATCAAGCGTTAAAATCTGATTTATTACATTTGATATTAACTCAAAGAGGTCAAAGACTATATATGCCAGATTTTGGTACAAATCTATTAAAATTTATATTTGAACCAAATGATGAATTAACTTACGCTGGTATTTTAGAAGAAATAAGAACAGTCACAAAAAAATTCATGCCAAAATTAACTTTTACTGATTTAAAAATTGAACCGTCAGATGAAAGTGATTATGCTGCTGTTGTAACAATGCAATATGTAATAACCGAAGGTGTTTTTGAAACAACCGATATAATAGTAATTAAATTATAATTTTATGCCAAATGTAAATTACGACTCTAGGAACTTTGCCGATATTAGAACTGACCTAGTTAATTATGTGAAAAAATATTATCCAGAAATATTTAGCGATTTTAATGATGCTTCTGTTGGTCAGATGCTTATAGATTTAAATGCTGCTGTTGGTGATATGTTATCTCATAATACAGACAGAATGTTTGCTGAAACACAAATAGATTACGCACAAGAAAGACATTCATTGTTATCATTAGCTAGAACATTTGGGTTAAACATACCTAATAAGCGTTCCAGTGCAACAATTGTAGATATAAGTGTTACAATACCAGTTTTTGGTGATACTTTTGATGTATCATACGCTCCATTACTTAGAGCTGGTTCACAATTTAATGGTGCTGGTAAAGTATTTGAATTAGTTAATGATGTAGATTTTTCTAGTCCATTTAATAAAAATGGTATCCCTAATAGAATCGTTTTACCTAATATTAATGCTAACGGTACTGTATTAAATTATACGTTAACAAAAAGAGAAATGGTAGTTAATGGAGCTACAAAAATATTTAAAAGAGTTTTAACAACACAAGATGTAATTCCTTTTTTAGAAATTATATTACCAGACAATAACGTTACCGAAATATTATCATGTATTACACTACCAGGTACAAATTTACAAGGTCAACCAACAAATTCACAATTCAACAACAGTAATATTAGATGGTATGAAATGTCTTCATTATCTGAAGATAAAGTATTTGTTGTTGATAATAATAGAGTTAGTCTAAATTCTACAGTTACGCCAGGTAAATGGATGTCTACAAGTAAAAAATTTATTAAAGAATATACTGATTTAGGTTTTACAAAAATAACTTTTGGTGCTGGTTCACAAAATATAAGCAGTTTATGTGATTTCAATGTTGACCCTACTTTAGTTAATCAAATAGGAAACTTTATAAACAACATGTCATTAGGTGAAGTACATACAGCAAACACAACATTATTTATTAAATATCGTGTAGGTGGTGGTAGTGATACTAACGTAGGTCCAAACACAATTACAAATTTAGGTGTTTTAGACATGGTAATTAATGGCCCTTCTGCTGCAATTAATCAAAGCGTTAAAAAGACATTAAAAGTAAACAATTTTTTACCAGCTGTCGGTGGTAAAGACGCACCTACAGTTGAAGAGATAAGATACATGGTTAAATATAACTTTGCTTCACAAAATAGAGCTGTAACGATAAAAGATTATCAAACTAGAGTCGCACAAATGCCAGGTAATTTTGGTACTCCATTTAGAAATGGTATTTTTGAAGATAGAAATAAAATAGCTGTTTATATTTTAACATTAGACAGAAATGGTAGACTATCTAACGAATCAAATACTACATTAAAAGAAAATATATCTAATTATTTAGCTGACTACAGAATGTTAAATGATTATGTTCATATAAAAGATGGTAGGATTATTAATTTAGCAATCGATTATGATGTTATGATTGAAAATAAAATACCACAATCACAAATTATATCCGAAATTATTAATAAAACTAAAGAATATATGGATATAAATAAATTTGATATGGGTGATAACATTTATTTGTCACCATTGATTGAAGTTATAAACAATATTGGGGGTGTGTTAAACGTAACAAACATTTCAGTTTATAATAAAGTTGGTGAAAACAAATATAGTTTAAATGAAATTTCGCAGCCTTATTTGGATGAAGAAACAAGATTAATTGATGTAAGTGCGGATTACACATTGTTTGGTGAACCTACTTCAATGTTTGAAATTAAATACACAACAGATATTAGAGTAAGGGTTAAATAATTGTTTACTTATATTAAAAAAAATGATATTTTTAATTTCAAATAATAAGTTTTAAAAAATAGAAAAAATGGGATGTAATTGTAAAAATGACAAAAACAACATGCTTAACAAGCAAGATGAATTAAATGGTAATGATATTAACCATGATGAAGAAGTAAAAAATTTAAGTTTACCATATAAGGTAACTTATTACAGTGTTAGAACTTTTGGTTTTATACTTTCATTATTATTGATTCCGATAATTAATATATTTGCTATTTGGTTTTTATTTAAAACATTAGTTTTAAATAAAAAAGTTAATGTACTAAGTCTAACAAAAACATTAACTAGATGGAAAAAAATAAGAGAACTAGAAGAGAAGGAAAAAGAAGAAAAAGAATATAAAGATTTTGAAGAAGCTGAAAACAAATACTTGTACCCAGTTAACAAAATAAAATCTACGATTGAATAAAGTTATATATGTCAAAAACTATTAGAATAAGAACAACACCTAACGGTGGTGATAACTATTTAAAAGTAAAAATAGACCAAGAGTTTGATTATTTAGAAACACTTAGTTTAAAAATTTCACAAGAAGAAGCTTATAGAAATTTTTGTTCTGATTACGGTGTTGTAATTGGTCGAGTTATAGTTAATAATGGTTTTGGTGTTCCAAATGCTAAAGTAAGTATTTTTATACCTATTGATGATGAAGACAAAGAGAACCCACTAATTAAATCATTATACCCTTATGAAATAGTGACAGATAGAGATTTAGATGGTATTAGATACAATCTTTTCCCTAAAAATAATGAGAAAAATAACCCTTGTTTTACGCCAATAGGCACTATGCCTAGTAAACGAGAAATTTTAGATAATCCAGAATTAGAATATATTTTTACAAAATATTATAAATTCACTGCAACTACAAATGCTTCTGGGGATTTTATGTTATTTGGCGTACCAGTTGGTACACACACTATACATGCCGATATAGATATTTCAGATATTGGTATGGCTTCTCAAAAACCTTATGATTTAATTGCTGCTGGAACACCAGAAAAATTCTTTGATTCAGCACAAAAATTTAAATATAGTAAAAACTTAGATAGTTTAGTTCAAGTTAAATCATTAAATACAAGTGTTAACGTACAACCATTCTGGGGCGATACTGAAACATGTGAAATTGGTATTACTAGAGTTGATTTAGACATGAACTTAAACATCAAATCAAATGCAATCTTTATTGGTTCTATTTTTGGCGATTCTGATACTGATGGTGTTAGTAACTGGTGTAGACCTAGAAGAGTTATGGGTTCGTTATGTGAACAAATAACAACATCTGGAAAAATTGAAATGATTCGAGAAACACCAGACGGTAATATTGAAAGATTTGATGTTGATGGAGGTGAATTAATCGATGAAGATGGTACATGGGCGTATCAATTACCTATGAATTTAGATTACGTGGTAACTGATGAATTTGGTCAGTTGGTACCTTCTGATAACCCTAGTATAGGTATAGCAACTAGAGCTAATGTTAGGTTTAGAATAGGTATGAACCAAGCTGGTGATTTAGATAAAAGAACTAGAGCAAATTTTTTAGTACCTAATAACCCTAGTAATCAGAGTGAAATTGACTATGAATTTGGGTCAAACACAAAACCAACTAGTTTTAGGTCATTATATTGGAACAAAATCTACACTGTAAGTTCGTTTATTTCTAGATTTCAAGCAAGTAGTCTTAACGTTAGAAATTTTGTCGGTGTTAAAGATGTTAACGCATGTACTGGAGATAAAAATCCTTTCCCTTATAATAGAGTAGATTCATCTGGCGACCCACTATATTCGTTTCTATGTACATTATTAACGATAATGTTATTTATATTAGTGGCAATAAATGCGGTATTAATACCTATTATAAACTTTGTTATATTATTACTTAATGGTATTTTAGGTATTATTTGTAGTATAATATATGGTATTGGTGCACTATTAGGTGCATTCCCAAGCTGGCTTTTAGATGTTAATAAGTGTGACTTTTGTATTGCTAAGGGAACATGTTGTGACTGTTTTGAAATTTTACCTTACGCTCCTTGTTTATCAATAGAATGTCCATCTACTGATGGTAATATCTTTGCCCCAGGCTGTTATAAAAAATCATTAGATTTTGGTATGAGTTTATCAAAACTGAAAAAAAAATACGATGGAAGTAAAACAGTTTTTTACCCAGGTGATGGAGTTAATGATGAATTTGACCCTTTAGCTGGTGCTGATGATTGTTTACAAGCAGCTTTAGCCGAAGCATTAAATGTTTTTAGGTTTGATTTTTATAACGATTGGGTTAATGGTACATTATACGCATTTTTAATTCAATATAAGAAAAAAAGAAATGGAAGAACAAGATTTTGTGAATATGATTGTGAAGATTTCCTAGGTTCAGAAGGTTATAGCGGTGTAGATACTGACAAAGAAAACGGACCAGATAACCCATGTTTTACCAATTATTTGTTAGACTCTTGTTATGATGGAGACCCAAATGTTATTGGGTTAAATGGTTCAGAAGATAAAACATTTGATAGTGGTGGTATAAAAGACGGTGTACTAAAAAATGTTGAAGTTTTCTTTAAAGAAACTAAAGTTGAAGATGTTCTATATTATGCAGCATCAATGCATGACACTAAATATAAATTATTTGCGACTGATATAATTTTATTAGGTTCAACAGAATCATGCGACTGGCAAGGTATGCCTAGTATATATAAATTACTACAAACAACAACATATAAATTACCATCTACAACAGTTGAATTTGAAGACCCTAACGATAAAAGTAGTGTCTTAACAACTGGTATGGTAGAACTAAGTGATAAAATCCCAGGTCTTTTCTTTTCAATAAATTGTTTAGGTATTACAATGGATTATAAACAGTGTTTGAATGTAAGACATATTTGTGAATTCGGTGCAACTACAGACGATGCTATTACAGTTAACGGAGTAACAGTTAGACCTAACGGTTATTTAGACTATAGGGATATTGATGATGACACTGGTGTGTTTTTTAGAGATATTTTTTATTCATTAAATAAAGATTTAACATATCTTAGTCCATCTGCACCAAGATATAAATTTCCTTCAACACCATACAATACTAATTTTAATACACAAAATGTACCAACGTATGATTACAATAGTAAAACTCAAAACGGTTTAGAATATGCTAATTTTAGAGGTTATGGTGGTAAAAATGTGTTTTCACAACCACAACATTCATATTTTTTCTATTTTGGTACAAAACCTGGTGCTACGGCTATTGAAAAATTAAATCAAAGGTATTTTGGTATTTGTCCTATAATAACCACAGATACCTTATCAATTAAAGCTGCTTCTGTTGGTGCGTCAATTACTAACCCAACTGGTTCAATAATCTTTAGTGTACAATTTGGAACAGCACCATATAGTTACTCAATAAGCGGACCAAATGGTTATAGTAAAAAAGGAACTATTAATGCTAGTAATACCAGTATTTCAATCCCAAATTTAAGTGTTGGTACTTATATAATAACAGTAATTGATAAAAATGGTAACACAACTAAACAATCAACAACAATTGCTGGACCGCCTAAATTATCAGCGTCTGCAAGTGTTAGTAAAAATGCAACAAATGCAACAGTTGGTGACGGTATTATATTAATAACTGGTGTTAATGGTGGTTGTGGTGGATATACTTACGAACTATTCAACAGTGATAATAAATCAATAACTACTGGTTCTGTTGCTGTGACTCAAATACCTTTTGAAATTAAAAATTTATTATCTGATAATAAAGGTAGCGGTTATAGATTAGTGATTAAAGATTCTTGTAACACTACTGTTGAAATTAAAGATTTAAAAGTTACTGGTCCAACTCCATTAGTAATAACTGAAAAACATGTTGACATACAATGTTTTGGTGGTAAAACATCAACTAGTGAAGGTATCGCTGTTATTGTTAGTGGTGGAAAATTACCTTACACAATAACCGTTACTGGACCAAAAGGTTACTCAAATTCAATAACAAGTACAGATGGTTCTAATACAACATTTGTTGAATTATTTGCTGGTCAATATAATATAACTGTAACAGACGCTTTTAAGTCTTCATCAAATACTTCAGCGATAATTAAACATTTAACACCAGAATTAAAAGCAACAAAACCATCAGCAGCATTATTAGCAAAACAATGTGACCCAAATAAATATGTAATACCAATAGATATAGCTAGTGGTGTGATAAATAACAATGTTTACATTGTTTATTCAATTGGTGGTAAAGACAATGTGATAATTAAACCTTATGTTGCCAATCAACAAACATATTTTGACTTGCCAAGTTCTGCATTAGCTAGTAATACTAAAATGACTGTTTATTTAGCTAATGACCAATTTAATGGTGACCCTAAATTAAGATGTATTCAAGAAATTAGCACATGGGTAAATATAAATAAAAGTGAAATTGAACTACCTAATGTAGCGTTAGAAATAAAAGATAGAAGTAATTTACAACAATGTAGCAGACAAACAGTTACTGTTAACTTTGGTATTTCACATCTTGATGCTGGACTTTTATACACTAAAAGATTCCCATATATATTAAAATATAAAATAAATAATGGGGCTGAAAAAACTTTGACTATAAGTAATATTGCTCAATTAGCATCGTTTGCTGGTGGGTTAACATATAGTTTTATTGAAAATTTATCTCCGACATTTACTGGTACTAATGTTAAAGTAAATTTAACGTTAACTGATAAAGTTGGTTGTGAGACAAGTAAAGAATTTAACATAACAGTACCAGCTGTTGAATTAAACGGTTCTATCACCAGAACTAGTACAGTGATTAATAACATTAAGTATTGTGAATATAAAATATCAGCTAACGGTGGTATTGGTACGATAACACCAGCATCACCATATTTATTAAACACTACTTACCAAGCTGGTAATGGTCAATCATGTCCTTCACCTTCATCAGTAAGTATTTCAGTATCGGATAGTGTTGGTTGTTCAATTGTAATAAAAGGTTAATTATGAGTGATGATAGAATAAGACAAAGACTAAATAGTCAAACATCAAAAGAATCAATGAACGTTGATAATTTTATAAAGGTTAATCTACAAAATACTAGTAGGTTGATGCCAAATAATGAAATTTATAAAATAGTTAATATTGATGAACGTTTTGATAAAGAAAGACAAGGTAGTAAATCATATAGAATTTTGGGTACAATAAATCCATTAGTAAGTAATGTATTATTTAATTTATCAGATTCATTAAAATCAGATAAATATACATTAGCTGGTTTTAATTCTATGTCAGATTTTTTAGATTTGTCTTACCCAAAAGATAATAATAACGCTGATGATAACGACAACACATTTCCTACAGCTATTAATAATTTTTTAACTGAAAGAGATGGTTGGTTTGGTTATTATAGTTCAGATGTGACTGAAAACTGTAAATATTATGACATGGAGCCAATCAGAACTAGATTTAGTTTTTTACCAGATTATGAACCATTCCATAATAGTAATAATTTAAAAAGTGTTAAAAACTGGGAATTAACTATTACTTATCCTAGTTCTATTGATGATAAACATTCTTTAGTATCTGGAGGGTTGTTAATTATTGACACAGAAGCGGTAACAATATCTGATAAACAAATGACGATATTTAAAGTACCATGCAGACATAATTTAAACATTGGTGACACAGTAAGAATAGTTAACACAAATGGATTTAATGGTGATTATACAGTGTATTCATTAGGTGACACAACAAACAGTTTAAAAGATTATTGTTTTGTTTTAGAAGTTGCGTCAACTGGAACACTAACCTCTAATTCTAGATTCAAAAAAATTATTGATGATGAAGAATGTATTTATTATTTTAGAAAATTTAAGAAAATAAAAACTAAATCAACAATCATTATTGAAACAGATGATTATGATATCTATAATGCTAGTTTTTCTCAAAACTTATTTAATGATAGATTACAACAATTTATTTTTAATGAAGATATTGATGTTACAGATTTAAAAGATAATCTAGGTAGACCGTTAAGTGAATTATTCTTAACAATAATTAAAACTAGCAGCAATAACTTATTTTCTAGAGTCTCTTCTGGATTAGAGTTACCTTACTTTTCTATTTACGATTCAAACAACATTCAACAACACATTTTAAACGTCCCAGTGATACAAAAAATTCATAATGGTGTTACTGTACCATTTGTTTCATTTAAACCCTTAGAATCGACTGTACAAATAGATAATAACAATTCTGCACAAGGTAACAATGAGTATTATGGTGATTTAGTTGAATACAACAAAAAAACATTGAATGAAACACGTTTAGAAGAAGTGTTCTATAGATTTAACACATTAAACAGAGAAACACCTTCGACTTTAAATTATATAAATGAAAAAACAACAAAAACATCTGGACAAGCAACAACCACTATTGACCTAGGACCAAGACATGAAGGTTATTATTATAGGGCTCATTACCAAACTGTAATTAGACGTTTTTCTAATTATGTTGAACAAGGCGATGAATTTACAGTAGACATACCAAGTTATGCGACAAATTTAGGTGATGGTAGGATTATATGGAGAGATATGTTAGATATTGGCCAAAATGATAGTGATGAGACAGCAATTGATTATCCATTTTTAAACGGTTCTCATTACTTGTATAACAATTATATGTTTAAAGTAAAAAGACAAGACCCTTTTGGTATATGGAAATTATTATGGACAAAATTTCCTTCAGACTATTTAGGTAATAGAATAACAGATAAATATAATACCACACCAACAGAAGATGTATGTTAAAAAATTTACAATAAACAGTAAGAATTTAAATTCTGATTTTTTTTATTTACCTATTCCAGCTCAAACTGAATTTCAAATAGTTGATAATTACGAGGTAATTGAAGAAGTATTTGTTAAAGAACAAGTAGAAGCTTCAATAAACCCAATTTCTGATTATGAAAAAACTAGGTTTACACCAGTTAATAGCAACGGTAATCCAATAAATACAGTAATCTATAATTTCAATTTCTTAAATAGCAGCAATTCTTATTCTAGTTTTTATAGTGATATAAATTTTACAAATGAAGAATTAGCTAATAGAAAAAATAGTTTTATTTATAGTTCTATTGATTTATTGTTTTATGATACAGATAATCCGTTGACGCAAAGATTAGTAAATAAAATAAACATTAATTGTCTTTTAAATAGTATTGATTTCGATAAAGATGGTAGAGTTAAACCAGCAAATCAAATACAAGTTAAATTTATTTTAACAAATCCATTAGCCGTTAAGAACGGTGTTTCAAATGGTTATTTTATTTATGATTTTAAAAATCAGATTCCTATTAACGAATCAAAAGATTTATACATGAAAGCTGTTTTTAAAAATGCTAAAAACGGTAAGACTTTAAATATGATGGTTAAAAATACGCCTCAGTATATAGATAAGTTAGTCAAAGAATTATATACTAAATATAAGATTATTAGAACTAACACTGGGTTCAAGTATTATATTGATTCAACCTACCAAGGAAATGGAACAACTTTACCTAGCAATAATGTAAGTTATAACAATGAAACAGTCATTGTTAATTTATACCAAATAAACGCATTGTAATGGAAGTTATTAAAAGAACAATAAATTTAGAAGAATACACTGATAGAGAGAATAAATCTAAATCTTGGGGTGCAATGACTGCATCAACTTTTTTTATTAAAATTATTTTAACTCAAACAATGGATGACATGGGGTTATTCACTGATATTGATTTCGTAACATACGATAAAGCCAATTCATCTGTTGATTATACTATTTTGAAAGATAAATTAAGTAAGTTAAATATATCGTTTCCGTTTATGAAAAATAAACCTAACCCTATCTTTACTAATTTAAACACCCCATATAATTCATCATACGTTTTAAGGTACCCAACAAGTACTGAAAAAGATTATTATAATTATGTCAATGCTGCCATTACTGGTATGACAGAAAGTAAAGTTGAAGATTTAAAATCATACGATAGAAAAATATCATATAGAACTGGTTTCGATATAAATAAAGAAAAATATACAAACTATAAAGGTGACCAATTAACTGGTGTTGATAGAATTAAAAGTTATGGTGAACCAAAAATATATGTATTTGACACCGTTAATGACGCTAATCTAGGTACTCAAACACAAACAACTGGATTAAGATATGTAGAATATACTGGTAAAACTAGAAGTGTAACAATTGATAATGAAACTAGACAAATCCCATTAACAATTGTTAATTATATTGGTGAAGGTTTTAATACAACTAACATTTCATTTAGTGGTTTAACAAAAGAAGAATATTTATTAGGCATTATTTCTGTTCCAGAAGTGTATGACGATGTATTTATAGAAAGAGGTGTTAATAATGTATTTGAAAACCATTTAAGATTGGCTGAAATAAAATCATTAGGTGATGTTGCAACTTATAATGGCGGTTATTTTAACGTTACAAGACAATAAAATATGACAGAAAAAGAAAAAGAATTTAATGATAAATGGTTACTTTCATACCATTTGTTGTTACCTTTATATGAAATAAATAAATTAACTAACTATGAAATTAATTTAATGGTTAAAGAAATAAAAAAACAAATAAAAAAGTAATATGGCTACTGGAACATACGGAACAATAAGACCAGCTGATATTTCACCAGAAGATGTTGAAATATTTTATCATTTTACTCCTAGCAGAGATAAAAATGATGACCCTACATTTACTAAATTAAGTTCAGTTGATGTTTTACAAAAAGTTGACAATCCTAATAAATCATTGTCAAATGTAACAAATTTTGAAATTTTTGGAGGTGTCTATACATTAAAATTACCAGTATCTGATTTTTCAGCAAAAGGTTTTTACACAATTGTAATTAAGCCAGCTGAAATTAGAGTTAAAATAGTTGACGTAGGTGTACTATCAGCATATCCAGACATTAAAGGTGTTATATTTGATATTTCTAGTGTACCAACTGAGTTTGCTAATAAATTTGAGAATAATGGTTTGAGTGGTTATAGAATTGAATATTTAAACACTTCCTCATCAACTGACGCTAAAATAAATAATTTTTATAGAGTCATTACTTCTAACAATAGAGCTGAACCAGTAAACCAAAACTTAACTAACTCAAGTCAAAAAGCAATTAGATATCGTTTAAATGATAACTCTAGTTTAACTTTTTGTACTTTAACACCTTCATCGTCACCAAATGTTAAACCTAATGCAACACCATTTATAGGTGAACCTAATCAACAAGTTATTATAACTAATACATTTTTCAATCCTATTATGATTGAAGTTGAGATGGTTGAACATGATTTTGAAACTTTAGCATATGCATTGTATGGAAATCAAACAAAAAGTATTGAAGATGGTATTTATACAATATATAACTTTAGTAACAATATTTATAAACAATACAACTTGTATGAAATTAAAGACCAATTTAGTGGTAAACAATTGTTTGAAGTTAGAGAGCAACGAAATGTTATTGATTTTTCAAAAGCATTTTCAAATATTACAACTATTTAAAAATTAAATTGATAAATGGCTAAAAAAATTAAAGTACCTGGGTATTCTAAAAAAACAATATATAATAGGGATATAGAATACAATGAATATAGTCCAGACCTAGTTGGTTTACAGTTAACCAATAACGGGGGTAATACTCTATTCACTATGGGTAACTTTAGTGTGACAACAAACTTAGACCCTAAAGTAACAAAAAACTACATTACAAATAATTTCTCAAAGTTTTATACTATTGATGAATTAACGCCTAACGAAACTCAGTTTCAACAAATTGTTAAAGCTAATGCAAAAACAATTTTAAGACTTGATTCTTCAAATCTTAAAAATCATGCGTTATTTGGGTCAATGAGTGAATATTTTAGAGTTACGTTAGAAGACATAATAATAGAATGGCCAGCATCAATTTATGTAAACGCTATTAACCCTTCCTCTAGTATTGTAACAAATACGTATGAAAATTATTCATATGATATATTAACAAATTTAGCCACTTTTAAAGTAAGCACAGCTGCATTAATAAATAAGTATGATATTAATTACGTTCAAACTGGGACATTACTTAATACATACAACGAAAGCAACCAACTTAGAGATTTAGTCATTAATTATTTAGAATATTGTGTATTCATTAATGATACCGAATATAATTTAGTAGAGTTTATTGGTTCTAACGATATTACTAATGATTATATCTATTTAACAGTTGTTGGCGACCCATTTGGCAATAGTTTAAGTCAAACAGTAACTTATCACATTAAACCAAAAAGTGCTGCAACAAATTTATTTTTCAATACATTAGATGGGTTAAAAAAAGTTTTATTAAATTTAACTACAATACCAAAATACACAACAACATTTGAATACCCTAAAAAGTCAGAAACTGGGGTTTTATTAACTGAAACTAAAACTTTAACATGGCCAGTAAAAGATGGTTATAATTTAGAGTTTAACAGTCTTGATTATGAAAATTATGTTACAAACATATTAGAAATGGTTAACGAGTTTGATTCAAATGAAACAAACTTGATGTCTAGATTTTTAGTTTCTGAATCAATATCAGCATTTGATACTTTACCAGTACGTTTAGACGATTTACATAAAGATACGACTACTGGACAAAAAGTAACAAAAACTTTAAACATATACGGTAGGTCTTTCGATGACATAAATAAATTCATTAAAGGTATTTCATTTGCACATGTTGTTACATATAACAAAAGAAACAACATGCCAGATAAATATTTAAAAGATTTGGCAAGAGTTTTAGGTTGGGAATTAATAACATCTGTATTAGGTGATGATTTATTAGAAACTTTCACTAAAAGTGAAAAATCTACTTATGATGGTCAATCAGTTGGTATGACACCTTCTGAAATTGATGTTGAACTATGGAGAAGATTAATATTAAATTCACCATGGATATGGAAATCAAAAGGTGCTAGAAAATCAGTAGAATTCTTATTAAGATTCTTAGGAATACCTAATGGATTAATAACATTTAATGAACATATTTATTTAGCTGATGGACCAATTGATATTGATTTATTTTTGGAAGTTTTAGATGCTAACGGATTAGATACTGACCCTAGTTTATACCCAGTTGATACTGATGGTTACCCAAAACCTTTACCTAACTCTGATGATATGTATTATCAAAATTATGGTTTATGGTATAGACAGACTGGTGGTCAAATGGCCGACATAGACGTATTATTAGGTAACAACCCTCACGTAGGTCCATATGATGGAGGTTCTAAATACCTTAATCAATTCAGAGCTCTTATACCTAATTTTTCAACAGTAACTGTTAGTACAACAGCTAACGTAATTAATACTAATAATCTATTTACAAATTACAATTTAGGGCTTATTAATGGTTATAACGGTCAAACTTATATTGATATAGTTGATGATACTGGTAAAGATTTAGATAGTTGTTATGTTTACACTGCCGAAGTTATTGCAGACCCAATGCCAGAACAAGCAGTTAGTGTTTGTGGATGTCCATGTGATGGAATAGATGAAGCATTAAGTGTTTGTGTAACTAAAGCTGGGTCAAGTACTTTATCTTGTGATAATTTAATTAGTAAACAACTTGATGAACCAACTGGTATTTATGTGTTTAATTTATATGAAAGAGATGCAAAAGGTGTACCAATAAAAAATAATGCTAGTTCTAATTATGACAGCATTTTTATTGATAAAGAATGTTGTAAAGCTATTGGTGGAACATCAATGTTTTTTGAAAGTCAATTTCAAGAAGGGTTAAACACATCAACAGCGTTAAACATGATGACTAGTGGTAACATTTGTTGTGGTAATAATAAATGTGGTTGTACAGCAGCATGTAAATGGACTTTGAGAGAATATATTTTTGAAACTGGTGGTTCTGGTGAATTATCATATAGTGATATTTTACAACCAACTACAGTTCCAGTTGGGTCAACCAATAAATTTTTAACATTTAAAAGTTTTTATGGTGATGGTAGATTAGCACTGGTAACCCCAGATGGGTCACATTGTCCAACATATTATACAACACCAACAAAAATAAAAGACCCTTACACTAACATTGAAGGGTTTGGGTGTAAATTAACGAATGCTGGAATAGCAGATTTAAATTTAGGTTTAGAAGGTGTAATGTATCAGTATTTTGATAAAAAAATTAAAGGTGAAATAGGTTGTTGCGAACCTTTAACACTTAGCTAAAAGTTTATATGAATAATTAAGATGGGATATTTATTTGAAATAGTACAAGGTAATGGTTATGATAGAGAAGATGGTGGAACTACGTGTAGAGGTAATCGTGACAGATTAATGTGGAATGTGGCAGAAAATTTCACCACTCAACAACATAATTATTATTTAAAAAATAATACTTATGATGGGTTAGTATTTAAACACGAAGTAATAGATATAACACCAGAAGGTGAAATTCAAATATTTATTAACATATTTGGTGGTGCTGAACGTAAAAGAGAAATACTTAAATATTCAACAAACTATTTAGGTAAATTTTGTTGTGAACAGATATTTAGTCAAACCATAGTACCTCAAATTGAAAAATTGAGTGTTGATATGACTGGTAAAAGTTATTTTAACTTACCAGCTGGGACAAAAGCATTTTGGGATGATAATACACAAACATGTAGAATCAAACCAGTAGCACCGCCAACAGATTCATGTGCAACAACATTTAAAATAGTACTTAACCCTAAAGGGAATGATGGCACCATTTTTAATGTAGGTGCTAATGATAATGATTGTTCGTTAAATGTAGAATTTGATTATTTATTTAAATTAGATTGTGCTAAGTTACAACAATTAATGGTAAATTCATTTGACCCACAAGGTGATTCAACAAGTGAAATCAATATATTAAGACAAGAAATTGCAAAACAAGAAATTAAATGTGAAACTATAAGACAAGAAATTACTACATTAACAACTGAATTTAG